TTTACCGCGTAAGGATCACCATATAGAGTACCAAAATCAGTCGGAAGAGTTCCAACACCATTAGTAAAGCTTATTGTCGCTGTTTTAATTGCATTATTAGGAAATAGCCGGATTCTTAGATCTATGTTTGCCTCGTTTAGATATAGCTCTATTGTAGCGTCATCTAAAATATCATCTGTTGTTTCCAACATCTTTTTCCTCGATAAACTTATTATTTGGTTGCTTGTCATGGCGATTTTTTATTATTCCTAAACCTAGTCCTACACCCCTCGTCGGAGAGGTGTAGAGTAGATTTATGCAAGAGTAGCTCTTAGTACTGCACCGTGCGCGCGTGTACCTGCGAATACTTTTCGACCATAAACCAATAGTCCTTTACATGTAGACACGAAACTGTTTGGATCCGCTTCAGAAGGGACCACAGCTGTTTTCATGATCTGCGCTGCGAAAGACATAAAGCTCTTGTTTCCAGCAAGGAACCAATAACCTGTTGTGTTGTCTCCAGATACAAGTTCAGAAGTGAATACTTCAAAACCTGCGATTTTACCAATCAAACCATTTTTTACAACGTCGTTGTAAGCTGTTTGTACAGCAGGGATGAATTCTGGCGCTTGTAATAGCAACCCTTCAAATTGAGAGTTTACTACTAGGAATCTATCTTTCTTGTGAGCAAGAGATTTTCCTAGTGCTGTTCTTAGAGCCACAATGTATTGGTATACATTAGACTTTGTAAGAGCAAGAGCAGTCGCTCCAGCAATAGAGTAAGCTCCATCAGCTCTAACACCTCCTGTATACGCAATACCATCAAGGTCCACGATAGTAATAGAAGTGTTTGAAGCTCGTGATACCACTAGGTAAGACGTTGCATGAGTGTTATGAGTGAATATACCTCCAACCATAGCCGCTGTCCAAGTTGTACCTGTTCCTGTTACTACTCCAGTTGTTGCAGCGATAGCAGCAGTTCCTGTTGCGTAAGCTGTACCAACCATGTTTGCAGCATTAACATTTTTTCTTCCGTATGTAAGAAGATCAGTGTCAATAAGTTCTGCCATATCTCTCTTTGTGTTCATTGCATACTCATTGATAGCATCAATGTCGTTTTGCATTTTATCAACATCATCTACTCCGAAAGAGAAATAGTGTTGTTGATCAATAATCAAATCTTCAGAAGTTGGGTTCAAGTCTTGCTTAACAAGAGTCATGCCTTTTGTATATGCAGAAAGCGTGATTTTTGCAGCAGTTCTAACTCGTACTCTGTCTCCTGCGTCTTTGATTTGTCCTTCGTAATCAGTGTTAGTGATTGAAGTATAGATTGTATCGTTGTATAAAAGTTCAACGAGTTTTAAACTATACTTTATTGGCGTAAACGCCGCTAAGTTTTGGCTCATAATATTGTAAAATTAAAGTTTTTAAATAGTTATGGCCTTATATCAGGATATTTACTCCCCGAGTTTTCCAGATTCTAAGTCGGTCTTATACTCTTTAGAAAGCTTAGCGAATTTAGCAGGATTTTCCTGTGCCATTCTTTGCCAATCTTCTAGTGAACGAGTCGTTTGTGGGGTTCTTTCCCCACCTTTAGCTCGCTCAGTATCTAAACGGTTAGATCTTTCTTTCTCTTCAGATGCTCCGATTTCCTTTGCTTTGTCAAAGAGATAGATTTTAGCTACATCTCCAAGTATTTGCTCGATATTGTCCGGTACGTTATCAGCCTTGAAGTATTTTGTTTTAAAATCATCTTTCGATTCTTTAAGCCCTGGGTATTTATCAATGAGTGAAGATAATGCAGTATCGAATTTATTTTCGTTATACATTTTTCTTTGGAAAGCAATAGCTGGGTCCTTATACAAATCTTCTTTAATATTACTTTTAAGACTATTTGTAAACCTTAACATGCTTTCCTTTTGGTCCTCATCTAAATCCTCGAAGCCTGGATAAAGGCTTTCACTTGATTGTTCGCCTAGTCCTCGTAGTCTTTCAATCTCCGCATCTTTGGCTTTACTTTCTTCAAGCAACCTTAGAGCTTCTCTTGATGACTCACTAAACTTCTGTTTGTAGTCGATTACCGGTTCGGCTTCCGGATCGGTTTTTCCTGGAGTGTTCTCTCCTTCATTATTAATGTCGTCAGGGTTAGCAATTATTGCGTCCTCTTCATTAAAATTGTCTGGGTTCATTGTGATTGTGCCGTCTCCGTTATCAGGAGGTTTGGCAAACTATTTTTTTAAGACTTCTTCTTTGTTCTTGTTTTGATTTGTGCTTCTACTTCTTCCTCACTTCGCTTTGGCATAGCTTCAAGCTCTGGATCAAAAGGTACTTCTGGCCCCGGCATTGGCTCTGGAGCTATCAAACCAAGTTCCTTTTTCTCTTTATCTGTCAAAAGATTCACATTTGCAGATAGAAAAGCGAGTTCTGCTTCACCTATTGGATTCTTTAAAATAACATCTATTTCTTCTCTCATATATTTAATTAATCTTATCTATTAAATTCTCTATTTGTCTCTCGGTCATTTTCTTTTCAATGGCCGGCGAGTCAAGGAAAGCTTTTACATCTTGTATGAACTGTAACTTCATCTTTAAGAAAATATCATCTTGTGTATTCAGTTCTTTACTCGGGAGCTTTTTCAGTGTATCACTTAGTTGCTCATCAAGGAAAACTTTTACATCATCATCTGTTAATCTCCTTCCAGATAGTGCGCTTTCCCATAATTTATATGTCTCGCGCTCTTCTGGTTGTAAGTCGTTATAACTTTTAAGACCAAGTTTTCTTAAATATTTTTCAAGTACCATATTTATGCTTTAGCATTTAATTGTAATGGACTTTTTACCGCGCCTTCTTCTGGTCCTGGACCTCCTTCAGGTGTCTCGGGTGGCAACGATTCACCTGTAGGGTTGAGCTTCTGATCTTCGAACATCATGACTTCTTCTATCTCTTCTGGTGTCCAGTCAAATATTTCAAGTTCCTTCTTCTTTGCCGTCTTTAAGGCTATCGGATTATCTGCAAAACTATTTTTTATATAATTTAATCTTTCAAGTGTTTGTTGGCCATCAGCTTCCTTCTCTGCTTTCATGACCACCTTACATTCGTAACCTTTTAAGTTTTGCCAATCAGAAGGGAAAACATCTTTAGATCGGTATACATCATCAGTTCCTTTCTTATATAGTGTTATTCTACCTGTAGCATTTGCATTTAGAAGTTCGTAGAATATCATTCCAGACTCTTTCCATGCTCTTCGGTAATTCTTCGCGCCTGTTTGATTTAAGCCTTGTGATTGTTGTAAATTAATCTGTATCTCTCCAAGTGTCTTAGTATTAGCGCTTGTTATACCTCTTTCAGTAGGCGTTTGCGCAACTGACGACTGTATCATATCTTTTAGGAAAGTTATTTGTTGTGCTGTGTCTTGCAAAGGTTCAATCTTCATTTGCTTTACAATTTCATCAGGATTTCCCGGTACTCCGTACATTCCGAAAGGTTTTGGATCAAAGGCTTTTGGTACAAAGCTTCCGTTCATTGTATTAAAGAAGTACATTCCAAAGTTTCGGTATGATCGGTTCTCTAGGTCTTGTGAGATATATGAGTTTACTACTTTGTTTATAGTTCTAACAGAGTCTCCTTTACCGTCGCACCAAATATCATTAAGGTCTGGATCATCTGCCCAAGTTACGATAGGTAAGAAGTCAATTCCAATCGCTTCTTTAAGTGGTTTATTATACAAAACAGCAAAATCAGCCGCGATTACTATCTTGTGACGGATAAATTGATTCTTTTCTTTATTCCAGACGAGCTTGTAGGACTCATTAAGCTCTACCATTACATCAGAAGCTTTATAATCATCATAGTTATAAGCTCCAAGAGTTGTAAGTCTTTCTATTTTCTTTTGATATTCTCCATAAGCTTCGGTTGCCTTTATAAGCCCTTGTTTACTATCTAGATATATCTTTAATTTATTAAGTTCATCTTTATCGTATTTTTCATTGGCTAAAATCTCTCTTAAAGGCTTAAAGATATTGGTCCGGATAACATTTGAGGCACTGTTTAGGTCAAGTGGATTCACTTGAGAAGTGATTTCTATATCATAAGGGTCAATAAGGTCACAGAATATCTCACCTTGTGAGAATCCCCAAATCTTAAAGGACCTTCCTTGAAGGCCTACAATCTTTTTATCTAAATTATCTACTAAATCAAGCTTAAGTTTGTCGTAGTAATAATCCCAAAGACTGTTTAGGGTTATCTCTCCGTCTTTTGCTTTGTTTCCTTTACCTCTTGATTCAAAAGTAAGTAGTGGTGGTTCGTCTATCTTAGAGATCCAAGTCTGGATAGTCTCTCTTAAGATAGGTATATTGACCGGTTGCCTTTGTGTAAGTCGGTTTGTGATAACCTTATCCCGGTAAAGATAATAATTTTCATTCCATTGATGAAATCTGCGCTCCTTAAATTTTACAGAAGCCTCTTTATCCTTTCTATGTTGAGCTATTAGGGTTAAATTATCCATTTGCAAGTCGAGTGTACCACAGTTTTGATTTGTCAAGTGTTGATAAACCTGTGGATTACGTTAATTTTAAGTATTTGTTAAGTGTTGATAAACCTGTGGATTACGTTAATTTTAAGTATTTGTTAAGTTTTGTTAAGTTTTGTTAAGTTTTGTTAAGTTTTGTTAAGTTTTGTTAAGTTTTGTTAAGTATTAAAATCACTATAAAAAGGCTGTACACCTCCAGCAACTACCACGTTTGTATTAAGATTATTGGATAGATTATATGCTACTCCGTACCGAATCGCGTCCATAGAGTGAGAAAAAGTGTGTTCTGGCTCATTTAAAATCTTTCCATCGCGATCAGTTTTCCATAAATAGTTACGATATTCTTTGATTATGTTCACAGAGCGCTTTGTAACCATTATCTTTTGATCCTGGACGAATGATATACTTTGCTGTACAGATCCAGGACCTTTATTTGCGCCAACAATAGACACGCCATAGCTTGATATTTCATCAATAGACTTCGGTTCAGCACTATCAGCGATAGTTAAAATATTACCTTGAGAGATTATAACTTCCGCTATTTGCCTATTACTCATACCTTTTTTGAAAAGGATTTCATCTAAAATATAGGCATCATTATATTTTAATATACCAACGATAGACGTTGGATCATTAGAATATCCAAAATCTAGACCATTCCGGAGGTAACGAGCCTCTTTCGGGATCTCGTCAATGATAATCCATTCCTTATAAATCTTACCTTCTACTTCTCCAAGTAGTCCAAGACCATACACCTGCCACCATCCCTTACGATTTTTACGTTGCTCAATAGAGTCAATAATGTTTTGGTCCAGGGCTTCGTTATCTTTATAAGTTAAAATAATATGTTCTACATCATCACGGTGAGACATAACCTCGGTAAAAGCCCAGAATTCGTTTGAAGGGTTGTAGTCAATGAACATAAACTCTTTTGTACGAACTTCAAGCTGTTCAAAGGCATCAAAAGTACAGTTATTTGCCTCATTCATAAAACAACGATCACGCCGACCTCCACGAAGTTTATCGCCATTATCAGTGGAGAAGAATTCTATCTGTGATCCTGTTTCAAAGGTATAAATACTGTCTGTTACATTCCAATTAGCCTCCTTCCAGTACTTGTGGGTCTGCATAATATTCTTAAAATCGCGCATAGCCCCTCGTTTTAAGTGAGGAATTGATTCTGAGACGATTGAAGTAAGTTTGGGGTTTTTGTCTGATTGAGCTAGATTTATTAAAACCAACAAAATTGATATTGTTTTAGAGGCAGAAGTACCGCCTTGTACAATACGAAGACGTTTAGACATTGTACCAATCTTTTTAGTTGCGGTTGTAAATATAAACATTATTTATTTGATTAAATATTTAATTGCATTGCCAAGAAAATAAGTATTATCTTTTAAAAGTCCTAGCGCCCTATTACAAGTACCACACAACAAACCACGAACTTTATTAGTGGAGTGACAGTGATCTATATGTAAATTATAATCTTTCTTTTCTTCACATATAGCACATAAACCTTTTTGTTTATTAAACATTAAGATATAATCTTCTTTTGTTATTCCATATCTATTTTTTATACGACTCCACGCAATGAGAGATTTGGTTTGTGGTTTTTGTTTATATCTTTTTTCTGCGATTTTACCTTTTTCTGTCTTCTTATATTCAGCCCTCCTGGTCCTATATTGAGCATTTCGTATTTTAGCATGGGCAATAACCTCAGGTCTGGCAAAGTATTCTTTGTTATATTTTGCTATCTGAGCTTTCGTTTTCATTTTTATTCATTAAACCTAATATTGGAGTTGGTAAATCTTTACCATTAGTGGTCATATCAAGTTTGTCACCGTATTTTTTCGGTTTCATTTTTGACATCATCCATTTACGAGTATCTACTTTTAGTCTGTAGGCGTTTACTATTGCGCTTCCACCTTTAGAGTCTGAATAAGTTTTAGCATCATCAAGACTTTCATCTGCAATATCAATAGTTTCTTCAAAGAGTGCATCGGCAGATTCTTCTTTCGCTCTCGCGTATTGGGTAAGAAACTCTGGGTATTTTCGGAACCAAGAAAAGACCGTAATCTTAGACGGCATATCCTCTACATTGCAGACCGTCCGTAGAGATATACCTTCAGATAACTGATCACATATCTTATCAGCAAGTTCCTGACTATACTTTGTTGGCCTTCCTATTTTTTTTGGCAACTTTGGTAACTCTTTTGTTTTTTTCATTTATTTTCTTTAACCTTTCTTGATTTTTAAGCGCCAAAGCTTCAACCTGTATATTTCTTACAATCTTTGGCAGTCCTTTAATTTCCTTTACATTCGTAACAAAATTAATATCCTTTTTATTATCATACTTACCTTTCTCATCTGGAATAGAAACATTTAAAGTACCAAATACAGCTTGCATTAAGCCTTCCTTAGTTTTTACGTCCTGAATAGTTAAGATAAGTTTCATTTTAGTACTTCTTTTTAGATATTAATCTTCCAGTTACATAATCCTTTTTAACTTCCTTCTTTGGCATACCTTTTTTAAACTTTGTTTTGGTTACAGTTCCAGACATTGATCCATTATTGTTTGAATAGTCGGTAACTTTTTTACGAGTAATAACACCGTTTTTCATAACAGCTTTTGTTTTTACTCCAGTAGACATCATCTTTTGTTTATTTAAATCAGTCACGGTTTTTCCCTTCAGTGATACATCCACTGTTCGTTTTTTACCTTCCTTTTTAAAACCTTTATCAATAATATCAGTCATCACTCCTCCAATATTTTTTCCCATAACACTCTTATCATATTTAATTTTCTTAGCCATTTTAAGTTTAGTTATTTTTAATACCCAAATTGTAAAACACTTCCTTTTGTTTAGCAAGAAGCGGTTGTTGATAAGAAATCACATCAAAAATAATATATTCTTCACCCGTCTTAACCTTTTCCTTTTCCGAAGTTATCTTCTGAACCCGACTATCATTAAAACCATATTGCGATTGGAGAATATCTAGGAATGGCTTTACGGGGTTATCTACGTCACAATTTAAGCGTGCAACACCGAATCGGAAGTATATTTCCAAAGGTCCATCCGGTATCTTTAAGTTTTTCGGTAAGATCAAAGAGACATCCCTTTTATATTGGTGATATTTAGCAGATATAAACCTCCGGCCCCTATAGGCCTGATTAACACTCAGAGCTTTTATCTTTAAACCTGTCATATTTCAATAGTATCACATAAAGACAGTTAGGACTGTTAAAAACATCTGAAAAGTAAGAATGTTCACAGATGTTCACAAGGTGACACTATATCCATAAATAAGGCTATTTATCTCCTATATATAAAAATTAAAAAGAAAAAAAATATATAGGTAAGTTTTAACAATTCTACAATTTGTGTGAATATCTGTGAACATTTATGGCTCAACCAAGCCCCTTTTGGTAAAAAACCTTAATTTACAATGGTTTTTGAGTAAATATACTTGTGAATATTCTGTGAATTTCTGTGAATAGTTCACAAGCCCATCCTGAAATTCTGTGAATAGTTCACAAGAATTCACAAAAGTTCACAGAATTGTGAATTCTTAAAACAGACATAAAGTTAAAAAGTTTTCCACAATCTTATAGACTAAATATTTTTAATATGATCTATAATAGAAAGCATGGAACAAAACACAGTCAAATTTTCAATACTTATAAATAAAAATCCAAACCCAGGGAATTGGTTTTGTTCCATTCTGATACCCGTGGGTTTGGATTTTTGCGTATAAGTATAATTTATAATTTAAATAATAATTTAAAATGGAACATTTAAATAAAAAATCAATATTGGAGACCCCACAATTTAAAGTGGTTAGATCAAGAACAGAGGATGATATTACGGCAGTGGCTCTTTTGGCTGTAAAAATATCAAACACTTTCCCGAATAAAAAAATAAAGATAAATAAAAATAAGAAACAAAGTATAAATCTCTTCACTTTATTTCTAGGCGAATCAACCAAAGCAAAAAAATCATCTATATCTAAATTAGTGAAACCGGTTTTTGCAATCCCTTTAGGTTCAGGAGAAGCAATGTCCGACCTCCCTGATGGTGCGACCGGTACTATTATGATAGATGAAATCCAAAGAAGCTTCTTACCTAAAATAAAAAATGAAAATGCAACACTCCAATCATGGCTTTGTCGTGTCTGGGATGATGGCACTAATTTTCAATTCGCAGTCCGAAAGAGATCTGCAAATGGAGAAGTAAAAGAATTAAATAGTGAAACTAAAAAGGTACACCTTTCATTTTGCGGGCAAGGTATTAGAGATATGTTCTTTAATAATCTACCAGACGTTATAAAAAGTTCCGGACTACTTTGGCGATTCTTATTTATACCAATAGAAGGAAAAGTAAGACACTATTCAGATTTTGAGTATTTTATAGAGGGAAAAGGAAATGAAGAAGTTGGATTTTTGGAAGAGGCTAGTTATTTAAATGAAGACTTTGGTGAGTTTAATGATAAAGAAATAAATATATTAATAGATGATAAGGTTAAAGAAAAAGGATATTTTGAGGAGCTATTAAATATCGGAGAAACGGCCCACGCCATCAGAAGTAAAGATATGATGTTTCGTATTGCTGGCGCTCTGGCTGTTTTAAAAGGGAATATTGCTGATCGGGAATGTTTTGAATATGCAAAAGAAATAGTTATAAATTCTATAAACTATCTAAACAAATCCTTTAGAGATGAGAACCCAGATGAGCAATTTATAATTGATTACTTGGAAGCTTCAGAAGATTCCAATAAAACTGTTTATCATACAACACTCTATACTGCCTTTGTGCGCGAAAATAAGACCAAAGAAAGTTGGCAAATAGCAATATATTCTCTTTTAGGCCTCGATAAATATGGAAGACAGGATTATTCTCTCGAAGCAAGGATCGAAAAACTTAGAGAAAAAAATAGAACCTATTATAAGATTATCGGAAATGATTCTAATAAAATAGATGAGCCTATTAATCTTGATAGATATATAAAAGTAAAAAACAAATCAGGAAATATATCTAAAGGTTTTATACCTTCTAAAATATCAAAAGAAAAAGCTAAACAAATAATAGAAGAATCTTCAACGGAAGAAGAGATAAAAGATAAAATGGCTAAAGAAATGTTTGGTGAAGGTAAAACCCCTATTACCAAACCTAAAGAAGTAAAGGTTGAAGTAACTGATCCAGATTTAGATGATTTTTTAACAGATTATGGTAAAAACTTTTAATTATGAAAGCTTGGGCAATAAAAAAAAATAAAAGGATAGATATAGGATATATTTGTCGTGAAAAGAAAGATTATATTCTAGCTAAAGATGAAAAGTGGGTAAGGGTGGAAATTAAAGAAATATAAACTATGAAAAAAAATAGTAATTGCCCTAAATGTGATAGCTCTAAGATTTATGATCGTGGACGTTACCTTACTTGTAGTTTGTGTAATTTCTCAAATTCTAAAAATAAATGGAATAAAAAGTTTTCCACAGATGTCTTGCGTTAAGCTATGGGGTAGTATAAAATATAAATGTCGGTAAAAACAATTATAAAAATAAAACACATAGTGAAATGGGACTACTAAAAGAACACCTAATAGGAGTGAGGGAACAATTAGAAAAACAATATGATAGGTCGTTTACAAAATGTGAGAAGTGTAACGATAAAGGTTTTCTAGAAATAGAAATAATGGGTGATGGAGCTAACTTTGAATACGATGTTATTGATACAAAAATAGTTTCGTGTGATGAATGTTTTTAAAACTTGTCTGCTCATCTATATGGTGAGCAGGAGGGTCGGTAAAAACAAAACAACAATTAATATTTAAAACTTAAAAAAACAAATATGAAAAAAACTATAAAGAAAGGTGAGGTGGAAGTACCAGCAGAATTTACAAAACTTATTCTACGAGACGTAAAAATTATTTTTGCGAACTTGGAAGACGAAGGTTTTGGAACATCTATTACTATTGATGCAACAGATAAAAAATTACAAGAACAAATATCTGCTTGGGTTGCTGAAAATAAAATTGGTAAAGATAATCCAGGAGTTGCAAATTTTAAAGAATATACACCAGAAGAAGGTGGAGATACTACACAACAATTCTCATTTAAGATTAATGACTATACAAAGTTTAAAGGTATGGAATCATTAACAAAAGAGAATTTGGGTTATGGAGCTGTTATCGATCTAGTTGCGAATGCTTTTGCATTTGATAATAAATTTGGTAAAGGAGTGTCACAATCACTTTCTGCCGTCCTTATTAAAACAGGATCACAGTCTTCGTCAGAAGCTGATATGGATGAACTAACTGCTGGAATAGAAGAGTTCTAGTATGAAGTACTATCGCCATAAATTATGTGGGAGACTTTCACGAATTAATGGCGTTTGTGAGGATTGTGAGCTGGAGGCAATGACAAAAGCCTGGCCTTCGGCTCCGCTTCCTTGCGGACACGACAACAGTGGAATCCCCTTTAATAAAGCGCACATGGGAATATGTGATTTATGTGAAGCAGACTGGAGGAATAAAAAGTTATCACGAGACGAAGAGGCTAAAAAAAACATTAAAAGAAAGATGATGTTAAATAGGATTAATAGAAAAGTATAGTGGTGGGTCTATCTCCCCGACAGTTTTAAAAAGGTAGGGCCAAAGGAGTTTATAACCCTTTCCCCTAAGTGAGATAATAGCCTTTTAAAAACGGGGGCATAGGCCCGGCACATAAATTATAAACAATGCAAATAGATAACAAAGATTTACCTCGTGGATACCTCTCATTTTCAGCCTGGAAGCTCTGGACTTCATCACAAGAAGGATATTATAAGAAATACATTTTAAACGCCCCAGAACGCACCACAGAGGCTCTGGCGAGGGGTAAAAAGTTCGCCGAGGCGCAGGAACTCAAAAATGGTGTCTTTGGAGAGGTGGCAATAGAGTGTTTTACAAAAAATGGTCTAAAACTCTACGGAAAACTAGACTTTTATGACGGATATAAGATAGTAGACGACAAAACTAGCCGAGATTTTAAAAAGATACACAAGCGCTCGGAAGAACAGATACTCTACTATCAATTAATAATCTTCAGAACAGATGAAAGAATCGTAGGGGGTGAATTACATCACTACCAAACACGAGATGATATGGCAATCTTAATGGGTGAAGCTGAAATAGACGAAAAGCCAACCATTTATAAATGTAAAAAGCCATCAAAAGCCAAATTAATAGCACTGGAGAAAAAGATAGAAAAAGACGTTAGAAACATAATCAAATATATAAAATGGAAACAAAGTTTAAAATAGTGCCATATACAAAGGAAAGTATTGCAAGTGAAGTAGAGCTTGCAGATGCAAAGGAGTTTCTATTGCAGGTAAAAAGCGTCAGAAATAAGATCGAGGAGGAGAGAAAGGAACTTACAAAACCGATCCTGGATTCTAAGAAGAAATTGGATGAGAAATATAAAAACTACGATAAGCCTTTTGCAGAAATGGAAAAGAATGTCAAAGCGCTTATGGGGGAATATTTAGATCGTAAGGAATTAGAGTTTAAAAAAGAGACTGATAAGGAAACAGCTAAATTAGCAATTAAAGATGAAAAAGTTTCTTTCCGGATTGATTATGATATTGAAGTTGTAGATATATCAAAAGTCTCTAAAGAGTATCTAGTGCTGGATGAAAGTAGGGTTAAAGTAAAGATTAAAGAAGGCCAAAAGACTTTTGCCGGTCTTAAAATAACAGAACGAAAAGTTATTATTAGTAGATAAAACAAAACTATGAGTGATGATGAAAAGAATATAAAAGCCATAGTGAAAGCAGGCGAGGTGGAGAAATATGATCGTGACTTCTTTGTAAAATCAGGTGAAAAGCGATGGAAAGGGGTTAGTAAAAAAGAAAAGAGTGAGCATGGTCGGATGATGGCATTAAAAAGATGGTTTAAAAAACAAGATGAATAAAATAGAAAAGATTTTAACAATACTACTAATATTATCAATCATTAACTTTATAGGAATATTTTTATGGTAGAACACGAAAATAAAATAAGACTTCGGAACTTTTACGAGATGATCAAACGAAAGACTGCTCGGGCTTTCTGCGCCAATGCAGTTTTAGGAATAAAACAAACAAAGAATAATACAATAAAGCATGAGTACGATTTTAAGCTTACAGAGTCCGGATGTAAAAACAAGCGTCGATCAGGCTCTAAATGGTGCCAGGAGTGTAGTGATAAACATAAAAATAAATAAATATATGATCATAAAACGCCACGGTAAAATAGTAATGGAAGAAGTAGGACAAAAGACAAACTACCTCCCAGCTCTAGGAATAATCTTATTTATAGCTGGAACGCTACTCGTAGGAAGTTTAGATTATAAAGTTTTAGTAATGTAGATATGCACGAATATTTTAAGAAATTAACAAAAGAAGAACAGGAGATATTTACAAGGGGAAGAGAAAGCGTGTTAGATGATTTTGATAATCTTTGCCAAGCTGACGCTTTTCTAGGGTTTTCGGAAGATGAATTTAACGCAGTAAAAAAGTTCTTTAGATTTAATAGTAAATTAAGAAATAGAAACAAAAACTAAGCACATCAAAAACATAATAGAGAGAGATGAGGGGGTAAATTATAAAGTTAATTTAAATAAAACATTATGTATAACGAAGTTTCAGAAGAATCACCAAATATTCATTTAAACATAATAAGAGAATGTTTAATGACTGTGGACAATATTAGAGATAAAGTTTCAATAATTACAGATAGTGGGAAAATTAATGATAGCATAAAACTCACGAACGAAACTCCAGACAGAAGTAAGTTGGAATCAGATCTGAAAATACTTTTAAGAAAATTACAAAGTCTAAAAAACGATATTATTGTTTAGATATCACGCCCCCTCTTCCCTCTCTAGTATGTAAACGTGGTGGGTATTATTAGGGATTAAATTAGGTGTGGTCAAACCACAGTATAACGAACGGAAAGAATTGGACACAGGGTAAAACCTGCGAGACGAATAAAGAGTCCTATCGGCGAGTTCGATACTTTAATCTCTAGCAATACCCATCAAAACCACGAATGTTTTATGTAGGGAGGATAGTATCGGACAGTGAGCCGAACTTAAAATAACTGGTCAATTCAGGAGCTTGGAAATATCGGGCTAGAAACCGAGGGGGCTGTATAAAAACAGATGACCCGAGATACCACCACCTGGAAATAAGGTTCAAGTCCTTATAGTGTGGCTAGCTTCTACAGGTCAAACCCTGTCTATCCTCTCTACACAAAGCATTTGTGGAAGAACTGGTTGACAATAGGTTTACAATAAAAATAGACTTGTTGACAATATTATTAAGTAATAAAGAAATGATATATGGCTAAAAAAACAATAAAAGGATTAGAGCAAGAATTAAAGTATCAAATGGAAGAAAAAGATAGATGGTGGAGAAAACACGATGAGTTAGTAAAAGAAAATAGACAAGAAAATAACAGGATTATAGGTAGTCTAAGAGATGATAATTACAACTTAGTATCTCAAGTAAAAAACCTCCTTGAGATTATTAGATGGCAAGTAAATCCCGAAACAGCAAAAGCTCCATTTCAAGTAACAAAAGACCAAATAACTGAAAACGAGATTAGGGTTAATAGAGATTTTTAACAACCTAACCCTGCACCACAGGTAACATTTAAAAAGATATGAGAAACGACTTTAAAAACTTTCTAAATACTAGAAAGAAAAGCAATGAAAAAGGCTGTAACTGTGTCTATGGAGAAACTTGGTGTAGTAACTGTTTAAACTTTGGAGAAGAAGTGTCTGTAAAATTACCAGACGGAAAAATATCAAAAGGGTTTATTAAGACTAATTTTAATTAATATGCCAATAGACAAGATACTAGAAGAAGAAATCGGGGAAGTAGATGTGCCATATTTTGAACCAGAAGACCCACTAGAAAGAGGAAGAATACAGGGGAGAAACAATCATATTATGCTCCTCAAATCCCGCATACCCCAGATTAAGGAGAGGATATTAGGGGAGATAGAGAAAAATAAAGTATCACTTATCAATCATTTGCCAGGTTGTACAAATATTCTAAATATAAGGAAACCCTGTATTTGTGGAGCTTCTTTAAAAAAAGAAATAAACGAAGTAGTAGACACCATTATCAACACACTCAAAGGAGGTAACAAATAACCCTATGCCACACACTAACGAAGAGATGATTGAAAAAATGGCTTCCATTGAACACGAACGATGGGCGAAGTGGCAGAAGTATATGCACAGCCACGTTTACGATAGCTCACAGAGTATAAACCCACACTTAAAAGTCATACCAACAGAACTATACAATAGATGGGAAAGGCAAATAAATACACCCTATGAACAATTATCTGAAAAAGAAAAAGAAAGCGATAGAGAACAAGTAAGACCATACTTTGAGTTAATCTCCAACCTTAAAAAATCAATCCGTGAGGAGATAGAGAGTAAACGAGAAAAATTCACTGGACCATCCGCTAACCACGACATACATAGATGTGGTTACAACGACGCCCTAGACGAAATATTATCACTAAAATCATTAGAATAGGTATGGATACACTAGAGAAACATAATAAGGAGATGGAAAATAGATTAGGAAAAGAAATATTTGGTATTGATACAAGTCGATGGGAAATAAGCTACGAATATTCTCCTCAACAAGTCAGACTCAAATCCTTCATCACATCCCAAAACAAATCCCTCCTAAAGAAGATAGCTAAGGGGGAGATTGTGAGGTTGGAAAAAGACACTCAAGTCCTAGAAGAAGATGGCTTTGTAGAAAAATCTTACATAAAAGCCCTCCAAGACCAAATCACCTACTGGCAACAAGTATTACAAGATTTAGAGAAATAACATGAAACACATCGGCACAGGCACAATAAAAGGAGAGAGGTATGAGGTGTTTAAGGATCAGGAGGGGGAGTTATCAATTAAAAAGATAATATGATTACATACGAACTAGCAAGACAACTTAAAGACGCAGGGTTTCCAACAGAAATAATACTTGAAACTGACGGGGAAAACATATGGGAAGTAGTTAGATCTCCAACTCTCTCAGAGTTAATAGAAGCTTGTGGAGAGTTTGGATTTGAAAGTCTGATATCTTCCTTTGATGGTGAATGGAAGAAATATTTTATAGCTAAATCTGCACCAAAAACTGGTAGTAAACAGGGAACAGGTAAAACCCCAGAAGAAGCTGTGACAAATTTATATTTAGAATTAAAGAAAAAATAATATGGAACAGCGTAGATCCTGCTACAACACCGACTGCGATGAGGACAGATGTAGGTGTTATGAAGAAGAGGAAGATTAAACAAAAAGTCCCCAACAAAAGATGGGGATTTTTTGTACCTAAATTTATAAATCTTAACCGAGGTAGATTAGACCCCGTGATTTAAAATTTAATTGAGCTGTCGAAGGCTCAGGTTTATTTTACCATAGTTGAGCCGATAATAAACCCACTAGCTCAAATATGTGAATAAATGAGCCGATAAAAACAAAAAGTCCCTTTTAACGGGATTAAGTGCGTCAAATAAATTGTTTTCTAAAAAACACTGCCTATTAGTCTGGACTCAAATATTATATCAAACCGCCCTCACCAAGTCTAGCTTTTATGATTTTTACATAATCTTCTTCCCTTTCAATTCCGATGTATTGTCTATTTAATTTCTTACAAGCCAAGAGTGTTGAGCCTGAACCTGCGAACGGGTCTAGGACTACTGCACCTTCTTTACTTACAAGTTTTACTAGGTATTCCATAAGAGCGATAGGTTTAACTGTTGGGTGGTTGTTTTTACTTTTAAGTGGTGGTATTACTGAACCATCAGCTCTTAATCTGTTGCCATTCTCATCAAATGTATTTATTCCAGGATATACTTCTTCTTTCTCCTCCAACCCCTCACACCCCTTATTCCTTTCTCTCTTACTTGCTTTGGCACAATAAAAAAAGCGAGAGGCTGAACCTGATTCTCCAGCATAGGCATTTGTTTGATAACCTAAAGGGAACATAGCTTCCTCTGGAATAAATGTATTCAATTTGTCTTTTTTATATTCTCCTGCCGATTTACTATTCGGAAACAACCCTACTACCTCATCAGAACCATCGTGGATTAGATTGGCTGGGAAGCGACCATTATAAGTTGGTTGTTCTTTTCTTAATGCTGGTCGTGGGTTTTGACCACAACTTAACTTATCAATACCTATTGCTTCTTTACTCATAGCACCAACATCTCTTAAATCAGGCATAGTTCCACCACCCATTTCTTCAGTTCCCACCCTACACCCATCAATGTTTATTCCACCTACTCCCCACTTCAAACAGTTTTCTGCCACACTTTTTTCTGATAATGGCTTTCTTGCTACTGTTATTGGCTCTAGTGCTGGTTTAAGGGCAGTACCCCAACCTTCCCAGGGTGAGTTGCCTTTGGTATCCTCTAGTTCCTTAACTGGTCGTTCATTGTGCAATCCCTTACCATAATGATTTGTCATTAGTGGCTGTTCTTTTGTTCCCGTAACTTCCCTCTCATTCCCCTGCAACTTATCCACTACCTTCCCGATGTTCAAAGACTTCGGAAATCCTGAACCATACACCCAAGCAATCATATCTCTAATCTCAAACCCAGCGTCTTCAATTCTTACCGCCATTCTGTGCTGTGTTCTTGTCCCTGCAAAAGATAGTAAATAACCACCTGGCTTTAATACCCTCAAACATTCTTCCCATATCTCTTGACTTGGAACATCGTAGTCCCATTTCTTTCCCATAAAGGAAAGTCCATAAGGAGGGTCTGTAACAATAGCATCTACACTATTATCTTCTAACTTTTTCATTTCCTCTAAACAATCACCTTGTAGTATTTTATTCATAGATATATTTTAACATTTTAAATAAATATCTTATTGTGTATAACTTGTTGAAAAACCGCCCTCACTATTTGCAAGGGCGGTTAGACTAAATTCTGTAACCGAGGTCTTTCGACTCTACGAGAGTATTCCAGTCAGCTATCAAGAGCTGGTCATAGGAAACTTTCAAGTAGGTGAAGACCTGTTTGTTTTTATCAGTTGGGTCGTCGGCTATCGACATACCACAACCAATAATACAACAGACCCTACTGATAGCGATGTTTTTATCATCGAGTATTTTGTAGGGTGCAACGAGGTGCGGAGTGAAGCCTTTGTTCTCTTTCGGAACGTATCTAATGACTTGTCGTAAGTGGTAACCATTAGTCCCACAAACAATAAGCAGATTATCCCGATAGGGTCGGTTGGCTTTTGCACATCTCTCACACCACATCTGTCTTGTTATGACTTTTGGTTCAGACATCTGGTGGTTTTTTACCGAAGAACATTTGTGAGATAGCCGAAGCTATAATCACAACGAAGGCGAGCCAGAAGAAGATGAACATCTTAGAAGTTGTTAGCGAGGAAGTGGTAAACTTCATCAGGTAAACGTCCTAAGTGGCGTTCTAAGCTGGTTAAAATATATTCCAGCCTTCGGTGGCAGGTATGGCACAAGTCCATTGTAACGTGCCATTTTTCAAGCGACGTTGATCGCCTGTGTCTACGAGGGTGAATATGGTGTTTCTCGAGCGAGTGTTCGCTCTTACACCGATTACAAGCTCGTTGTGTACTCATCTGTTCACAGGTTTGTAGTTCCTGGAAACATTGATGTCTGGTTCGGGTCTTTCTCAAAATTTGGGTTACTGCTCCATACCACTTTCGTGATGTGTTCACAGTTATCACACTCAAGCCAAGCGACGAATTTAACCGCACTTACGCTTTTTGTGGTGATCGCCAGTCCAAGCTCTTGCTTGCAACGTCCACAGATATGGTTTTCGTGGTGCATCATTTTGAAGGGGCTTTGAGTATAGTGTACCACCTGCAAAAAATACAATAGGAGTTATACACAGAAAGCGCAAAGGCCCGATTATCCGGGCCAACTGATGTTGCGCTATAAATTCTCGATAGGGTTCGTAATAAGTTTTTTCTGTTTTATTAAAAAATTTATGGAAGTGTACTATTTAAAAACGCTTACACTCTCAATTCTTTTTCCAATAAATTAAAACCAACCCGTCGTTTCTTCTACCTCTTTATTATATCAAAAAATACCCAAGTCAATGGGTATTTTTTCTGTGGATTACTTTGTATCTACTGACCCTGACTTTTCTCCGAGTCTGTCTACTGTTCTAACAGCAACATCAAGTCCGAGGATTGTACTGATAGAGTTTCCAATAATTGGATCAAGTACTCCATAAGCTACTAAAGCTTGTAGACCTACTGCCATTACTATCTTCCAAAACCTTACTGACTTCAAAAACGCAAATCTTTCGTTCATATATTTTTTCTATTACTAATTATAATCCCAAACAACTTCTTGATCTAAACTACTATCACAATCTAAATGAATAAAAGTTTTACCTAAACCTATCCGCTTAAATCCTGCTTTAAAAGCACCTGATAATATTTTAAATCTCTCTGTTGAATTGGTGAATTTAACATCTACTGCAAGGCCCCGGAGGTGGGCAGAATCTGGTTTACCTCCTGCTCTTTTATTTTGTTCTGGTGTCCTAAAGCCTGAATTGATTTTGAATGGAACTCCTGCATAACCTCTAGCTTTGTCTAACATTTCAATCAGTTCATCCTTAAGTCCTTGTACTTCATTTGGCATAAAATATTTATATTTCCATTCTTTTTTATACTCCTTGATAATCTCGTTTGGTATGTCTGTGATAACCATAATGTCAGCAATAGTATCTTTGTGGTCTTCCCAAAGGAAGTAACCTTTACCCTTATTACCCCATTTCACCCCCCAACTATTAGAAAATAGTAATATTGTATTATTTCTTTTTTTCATATTTAATATTTTTTAAATAACTATCTGTTTTTTTATGACAATTCTTACATAAGGTTCGACCATTATTTAAGTCCCATAATTCGTAACACCCTATTGCACTATCGACTGATTTTATATTGTATTCAATTAAAATTAAGGCAAAAGGTTTAATATGATCAGCGTTTAATTCTCCACCTTTTTGGTTACACCATTGACATATAAAATTATCTCTATGAAATATATCTGATCTCCATTGCCTATATTCAAAACAACACCTTATTTTTGTTTTTAAATCTGTTATCCCCCCTTTCCATAAACTACTTTTTTCACCAGAACGAAATCCTTTTAATCCTTTATTCCAAGGAATTTTACCTTTTCTTGATGGTGGCTTAATACCTAATAATTTATTTCTAATAGATATTTTACTCTTTGTTTCTTGAGATAACGGTTGTCTTGTTTTTTTAATATATTTTTCACCACAAATATGATTATAATATTTACCTTCCGAGTGTTTAAGGCACGGTAAATTTCTTCTTACACATTTGGGTATAAACTTACTCATATTTCTTTGCTAATTTTTCAATAGTTGTTTTATTATTATTCAATTCTGTTATATCATCATCTGTAACATCTAAGTAACCATAAACCAATATATAGTGTCTTCCGTTTGTGCCGGGCTTAACAGGTGAGTTATTCCATTTACCAACAGTTAGAGAAACACAGACTACTCCGTTGTTTATGATAGCGTTTTTAAGCTCATCTATATTTGAGCTTGCGAAAGCATAACCACCTATCTTTCTAGGCTTTGCGTCTTTTAGGATAGCTTCACTTAAATCAAAGGTTATATATTCTCCATGAGGTAGTTTTGAGTCGTTTACCAGAGTGTTTTCAGTTGCGCAACCATAGAGCTTTGTTATCTGTCCTGCAACTCTAGGATATGTACCTTCAGATGTCGCCATACCGTCTATACGCTTCGCTAAGCCATAAATAAAGCGAGGAGATGGGTTTGTTAGTTCTAGGGTTTCTTTTTCGTCATAGTACGCTAGGGCAAGTGCAACAGCGTGTCCTACACAACTTCCGTTATTTAGTTGGTTAAGTACAGGTAAGTTTGAAATATCTGTTATATGTTTTTCAGGGAGCTTTCTTTTTTGTGTCTGGAAAGCCTTAGCTGGAATATCTCTCGGATCGGCTGGGTTAAGTAATGCTCCTGTGCTATACACTTCTTCAGTTTTAAACCATTCTTTAAAAAAGTTAAACATATAAATTACATAAACGCCTTAATAAACATAATAACATTCCCTATACCTAAGAAGCCAAAGAGCCATTTAAAAGTTGCAAGTGAAGCCTGTGAGCTTATTCTAAAGTCATCATTTAGTTTTTCGCTTTTAGCAAACTCTCCGAGTTTATTTAGTATTTGTTGTTGGCTCATTGTCATTTGGGCATTTAAAACATCTTGAGTTGCAAGTCTTGCTTCGTGTTTAGCAACCGATCCATTTTGAATACCAACCTTTGTATCAAGACGGTTTACCGCTTCTTTTATTTGACCAAGTTCTATTAAAACTTCCTTGTGCATATTTTCCATACGACTATTATTAAAACATTATAATTTGTGGCAAAAATGTATCTGCGACGATTGCATCCATTGTAAACAAAGCAGTAGATGAACGCAGTGTTGTTGATCCTGAACCAGCGGATTGTCTCGCTGTTCTATATCCGATAGCGTCAGTATCTGTGACCGTATCGGTGTTTGTTGTGTCAGTAAACCACCCAGCACTTGTTAGCACGAAGTTTTGGTTTCCGTCAGCTCCTGCTATTCTTGATACAACGTTCAGGTCTGTTGTGGCTGTGTCAGCAGAAGAATAAAGTGAAAGCCTTGAAAGAACTCCAGCAGATTTTAATCTAACTTGGTAAGCCGCTTCTGTTGGAGATGTTGATATTCTGTTACCGACCATATTGAAGTCGTTAGCTGTATCTGTTGCTGGTCTTGATATGTTGTTTCCGTGCATAAGAGTAATCTCTCGTGGGTTGTCAGATTTTATTGTTAGAGCAACGTAGTTTAAAGCTATGGTCCCAGAACCTCCTGCCGCTAATTGCAGGTTTAATAAATCATCTACTACCACAGCGTCAGAACCACCAGCTTGCGTAAATCTTCCTGTTGCGGTTGTGGCAAAAGAAACAGCAAGTGAAGCACTCGCACTATTTATTCTTGGTGTAACAGTTGCTGTTGCACTTCTTGTGTTTGCAGTTACGTTTACGGATACAGCTTCTAACACACAGTCGTTATGTATTAGCATTTGAGAGGTTGTTTCCACAGAAAGGCTGTTTAGAAGTTCTCCCTCTGGTCTTATAAATCTTGTTAGGGTTGCAAAAGAAACAGCTGCGTTATCATAAGCTCCAACAATACGTCTTGACTCCCCATCGTCGCTTTCTATCTTAAATGAAATACCAGTAAGCTCTGTTGGTGCACCTGCGGAAGTTGTAATACCAATAGAGAACACATCACCGGAAACGAATGTTACTGTGTTTGTAGAGTCGCCGTGTTGCCCTGTTGTAGATTGTGGGACTGTCCAAGTAATAGCTGTGTCTGCTCCGTTTTTTCGTAGGGTATATGTAGTAGTTCCAGTAGCATTTGAAGCTCTTGTTGAAGACTGAAAATCAGAGAAAGTTCCCGAAAAAGTCATTTCTATTTGAGCAAGAGACTCTGTTCCTGTAGAAGTTGGTGCGAAAGTAGACATCACAGGCAAAAACTGTCCGCTTGAAACGCTACCTATTCTTGATAAAAAATGTGGGACAGGGTAAGCAACAGCTTGCGCTCTATTCACCAATAACCCTCCAAAAGAAAGGGTTAAGATTAGGAATGTTGCAAATATGTTTTTAAAGAGTTTCATTTTCTGTTAGTGTTTGAGTTTCTAATAGTTTTTCTTCATAAAATCTTTGTGGATCCTTACCAAGATTTGTGTCGTCTTTTGTTTCAAATCCTACTACTCGCATTTCTCCACCGAACTCCGCCATATAGAACTTGTTTTCATTATCTCCAACAGGTCGCCATACTTGAGTCGCATCTTCTAAGGTTGGCTCTTGTAAACCAGCCCCAGTAAATCCGAGTAAAGCTCCTGCGACTATATATCCTGCTTTTTTAAGGTTATCGTTCATATATTATGGAAGTCTAAATGATAATCTAAACAAAGCTCCTGCTGTTCCAGTTCCTGCTGTATCTATATCAAATCTATAAATATCTCCAGTTAGAACGTCATCATTTGCCGAGTCTATAGCTCTTTGTGTAGCGTCGTCTTTAGAGTCATATTCTGTTGCGTCAATAGTTATATTTGTAGATAGAACGTCCACATAGGCGTGAGCTGTTGTGGCAGAAGCTTGTCGCCCTCTTGCAACGTCAAAGTTTGGATCACCAGAAGAAGAAGTCGTAGTTACTGTCGCTTGAACGTCCACAAGGTTCATTCCGTTTAGTTCTGCTGGAATTACAAAGTAAGCCTTTCCGTCTCCAGTTGTAAGAGCTGTACCCACCGCCACGGCGTATACACTGACATTTTTAGTACCAGCATAAGAGCCAGCCAGTCCGTCTGGTGATACATATTTAGTGGTTGAAGTTCCTGTGTTTGTTTCTCCGGCTGTTGCGTCATCATAGGAAGAAGAGTCAAGCTTTGCGTCTAAAGCTGTTTGTAAATCTGTTTGAGATGAAAGAGTACCTGTGATAGCTCCCCATACCGCCGAAGCTGTAGGAGTAGTCCAAGTATTATCCCCCCTAAGGAATGTCGTAGAGTCTGGTGTTCCTGTTGCAGACAGGTTATCTAAATCAATAGCGTTTGCTGTTATTTGTTGTGTAGAAAGCGATAGATAGTCTTCTCCAGCTAGTGTTACAGCAGAGTGTAGATCGCCAGTATTAGCAACTGTTCGTCTGGTCGCTCCAGAGTCAGTATAGAAAAGGTCTGTACCGTCAAATTCAATAGCACCAGCTTCTGGTGTCGTCATATTTGTTCCAGCTGTAAATTTAAGTGGTGCGGTTGAAGCTCCAGTTGTTCCCGCTCCCACGTGGATTTTAGCCGAAGGTGAAGTTACGCCACCAAAACCCGTTCGAAGTTGTCCACCAGATCCGTTACCGAAATAAGAACCTCCTGATGAACCAAGAAGCCAGTGAACACCAGTAAATTGTTTATCTGTATTTAGGTTTGCACCAGTAGATGAACTTAAGGTTACTAGGTTGTTAGCACTTGTTGTTAATGTTAGATTTTCAGAAGTTCCAGAAAGACCTTGTAGAGTGAATACTCCTGCCGGGGCAGATATTCTACCACTAGATGAGTCGCCGAGCCTTAAGCTCTTATCAAAAGTAAAGTCTGTACCGTCATAAGCGAGAGTTCCGTCCCCTCCAGCGTTATTAAAAGTAAGAGAAGTTCCAGCTGTGCCAGTAAAAGCGTCCCCAGAAGTTACATCACCAATAGCTGTTATATCACCAGAGCCACCTCCACCACTATCAGTTCCACAGGCAAAATCTCCATCGGCATCTGTATCGATAGTGTCACAGTTTGTTAGACTTGGGATTCTTAAAGTGTCAGTCAAAATACCCGGTCGAATAAAACCAGCGACAGTATCTCTAATCCAAGATACAGGTGTGAGTGATGCGTGTGTTAATGAAGCTGTTAGGAAGAATAGCGTAACTACTGTTCCTATTGCTATTAAAATTTTGTGTATATTTTTCATATTAATAAATTGACCTTATAAATGATACAGGTGGTGTATCTATTGTTAATGTTCCTGCACCGTAAGTATATCCAGCTCCAGCGAAGTAAGTTATACCGTCTACAATGATCCAAGCTGGTTCGTTTGAAACTGTGAATGATGTGTTTGAGCCATCTACTGCTCCCGATGGTGTTTCTGTTGATGATCCACCGCCACCACCTGATTGATTGCCTGGTACGTACTTTCCTTTGGTCGCGCTATAGACAAGAACTTGTCCGTTGGTTGGGTTTACTGACCCATCCACATCAAGCATTTTAGAAATTACGTTATTACCTGCAACCGGACGTCCTATTCTTTCTTCTAAGTGTGCTGTATATTTCCGGATCATTTGCACAATATCCGGTACACCTTTTAGGTCATCATAAGAAAGTGCTTTTTTATCTTTTATAAACTTTATAATATCTTGCGCTGTAACCCTTTCCTCTTTTGGTATCTTAGACAATAGTTTTTTAACAAGTACTTCTTCATCTATAGGTTTAGGCTTTGGTATTTGTGCTAGTATTTTCTGGATTATTTTATTCTCATCCGCGTCATCACCATCAAAGCCATCCTCTCCAACAACCCTACCAACTTCTATCTTCTCTTTATTTGATAAAGTAAGTACTAAATTTTTCCCATCAAGCTCTGCCCCCACAACAGATACACCTGGCTCTCCGTCAGTTATTTGTCTATCGGATATTTCCAAAAGTTTTTGAAGTCCAACATTTAGATCAACTAAAAACTTCGAGACGTCATCCAAAGGATTGTGTCGTGAAGTTTCAAGGCTCTTTGAAAGCTTGTCTATAGACATCATAATCGCGCGAGTATGTTCTCTCGCTGGATTTATCTTGTATTTTGTGGGAGTTTTTTCCATATATTTTGAGTGTATCATTACTTGATAAGTTTCAATACTTCTTCTTTGTTAATAAGTCCTGATTTAAAATCTATTGCAATTTTCTCTGCGCGCTTTCTATTTATCTTTTTATCTTTTAATGCTCTACCTAAAGCAATATCTATTTCAGTCCATGAATTGTGAGTCGCCCGATCCACCACCTTAAGATTTTCTGGACTATTATCTCCACCGGCAGTTATAGGCACAATGTGTTCTAAGTTATAGTTACTTCTCTCACTTGCAGGAATACCCATTTCTTCTAGAAGTTTATATATATATTCTTCCGATCCACCCTTTCCTTTAAAATATATTCCAAAGAACCTTTCAAAGCCAACTAGATTACCCTCTACTACTCCAAGTTTTTCTTTTGTAACCATAGCCTTCCAAGCATTTTTAGGATCTATACCATAGGCCCTCGCTCCATCTACAATGCGTTCAATCGTTGACCTCTCTGCCTTAATTTCATCAGCCTGTTCCTCAAGATTATCCATTGATTTCTTGATACTTTGGTAGGCCTCTTTCTGTTCTGGTGTTAAAGCTTTATAAGCATTAAGGGCCTCCTCTTCTTTACCTTCTTCTTTTAATTTTCTTATTTCTTTAAAAGTAGGAAAAACTTCTTTCTTTAATTCTACCTTTGCTTCAGAAGCTATTTGTTTTTTATACTTCTGATATAACTCTTTCTCTTCTGGTTCTAAATTCTTATATGATTCTAAAGCCTGTTCTGGACTTTCTGCTTTTATCTCCTGGATAGCTTCATAGATTTTCTTAGCATTTTTATCAAGCTTATCTTTTGATTCTATTTTGTCGAAATATTCTTTCGCTTCTTTTGTTGGATATTTACCAAACAAAATAGCTTGGATCTTGTCCTTTTTAGTATCACCTATTTCAAACTGAAGTCTACCAGCCTTATCAAAAGAGCCTCCATCTTTAATAGCTGACATTCCTTCGAGTGTCTTTTTGATTTGAGTACCTCCAGGGAAAAGACCAACAGCGCTTTTAAAGACATCTTTAGCTTTTGTCTTTAAGTCTCTGTCTTTGCCGTATTTATCAGGCGCATCAACACCAGCCTTAATGACCTCTACTGGGAATTTAAGTGAGGGTGGGGTTTTAAATCGATACATCGGAAGTATTTCCTTTGGTTCCATACCAATCGCCTGGCCAATAGTATAAACAAAAGCCAGCCCAGCCAGTGTATAGCGAGTAAGTCCTTTAACATTTTTGTCCTTTATCATACCTCCAAGAAATTCTATTTGTTTGGTTGTGAAAGTCTGGAATTGAAACAGTGTTTTCATAATATCTGAAGACATTCCAACAGGACTATCAACACTATCAAAGACGAATTGTGTCTTTCGGACAATATCTTTTGCATATTCTATAGCTTCTTCAAGAGATTTACCTTGCTTTAGCGCTTTTGATTTTGCACCAAAATATGCAGCGCCACGGTTTATCTTTTCAACAGTTTCAAACATTGCAAATAGACCCTTATCGAGCATTTGAATTTTCTTTTTAGTCGCGCTTAGAACTTTATCTTGTACAAAGCCAGCATTTAGAACACCCTCATCAACAAGTTCTTTCATCGATCCTTTATTAAAGAGTTTTGAATAACCAATAACTGTATATTTCTCACCAAGTACAGCATAAGTGTTTATACCTTGTGAAAGGTTTCTTAGGGCTGATCCAGGGTTAAGACCAAGCATACCTCTATAAGTCATTTGTCTAAACCATCTTGTAATGTATGTTACCGGACGTTGGCCAAACTTATTACCAATAAAAGGTATATTCTTTATAAAGTTATCAATGTCAGTATCAACCTTTGTCGGACGCATGTTTATATTCTCAATATACTTTTGAATATATCTGAATTGTGACTCTTCAATATTTGCAAACTCCAAAGAACTTCCAGTTTTAGTCTGGATTCTATCTAGCACCGGATCCATGTGAACCTTTCGTGTAGAGCGTTTTACATAAGCATCAAGCGCTTTCCAAGTATCTTCAATGTAACCTTTAGCGCCAAGACGTTTAAGTACGAATGGACTATATACAGATCCAGGGATTTTATCAGCTATGATTTTAGCAAGCTCTTCATCAAACTCTTTAGCCATATCATTATCAAATAGGCGTGTGATATAGTCTGTAACTCTATTCTCTTCTTTAAGGCCTAATCTATCAGCCCATTGTTTAAGCCAAACTTTTATCTCTCCAGCAACTTCAAGTTCCTTTGGATTAAGTGCTACTTTCTGGCCATCAAGGTACCGAAATATTTTCTGGTTACTTTCTTTTGAAACTCTTTTAGACCAATCTGTAATAACATCTAAATTCTTTGGAAGTTCTTTCCAATAATTATCCATCGCTCGGCGAAGTTCTTTTACTTCTTTACTAAATCCGATTTTTTCCATTACAAATTTTGGAGTAGTAAACAAAGTATCAATTAAGTGTACCTTTCGCGTGACAGGAGTAACAGTTTGTTTTACTATAGTAGGTAATGAAACATCGTGTAGTTTACGGAAATCCGAATCCATTATTTCTTGCGCTTGCTGTGCCTGTTTTTCTATTGATTTTACCTCTTCTGGGGTTATACGTGGTTTTGGGGATCGTTTTTGGGAAACAATCTCGATAGGACTTTTCTTTTTTACCTCTTTAATCTCCTGTTTTAGAGCTTTTTCTTCAGCCAAAATAGTTTTTTTGCGCTCCAAATACTCTTGTGCCGCGATTCTTGCGCTTTCAGAGTCTTCAAAACCTAATTCTTTTGCAATATCATCACCTTTTCTGGCGAATTTACTTGTACCACTACCAGAAACTTCTGGAAGTTCGCCGTTTTTGTTCATGTATTTTGTTAGAGTACGCGCTGGATCACGTTTAAGTTCATCTTTTTGAAATTCTATCAGCATCATTTCATTTTCAAGTCTCTCAGGGATAACAGCCTTTGGTTTTTCTACGGCTGTTTTAGTGACTTTTGCCACAGCACTTTCTTCATCTCGCGCGTTTACCCATTTTCCCCTTTGTTTTGTTTGATATACATCCCTTCCGTCACGAGAAACAACCCGGATTTTTCCTTCTGCGATAAGCCGGTCTACAGGTTTAGGTCCTTTTCCATCCAATTTAAATGAAACGGTATCAATATCTTTTTGTAATATTTTACCAACACGTTGTCTTATGTTCTTGAAGTAAGTAAGAAGCTCTTGTTTATTAGCCATAAGAAGCTCAAACTTCTGTAACATTTTATCGAAGAAAACTCTAACCTTTTCAGAAAAAGATTTTCCAGTTCGGTAGTATCTAGCAAATTCATCAGCCACAAGTTCTTCAGCAATTCTGTTTTTACTATAACCAGCCTCTTCAAGCTTTTTATATTTATTAGGAAAAGCTTTTATTAAATCATCCTCTATATTTTTAGCTATAAGTCTCTCGTTTTTAGAAGCCAGGACACGTTTAAAGAAGTGCCAAGACTCATGCTTGCCAACTAAATCTGAAACTTTACCATTATCTGTTAGGAGTTTAATAACTCCATTAGAAAGCTCACCAACAGCCCTGGGATCACTCATAAGAGCCACATCATCAATAGCTTCTATTGGTACATTTTTACCAAATATCTTCTTTAGATCTGACTGTATCTCTTTTACAGTGGATTCATAGGCCACCTTAGCTTCAGGAGATAGTTTGAAAGCCTGCGCTTCACCTCTAATTATTGCCTTTATTTCCGGAGTTAGTTTTATGCCTTGTTGGACCGCTTTCTTTTGTGAGATGTTGAAGGTTTCAGAAATATTAAGCAGATTTGCATTACCAAAAACTATCTCCCTTGTTAATTTAGGAAGATTTTCAGGTCTATCTTTTGATAATTTTATTGTTAGATTCGCTAATTCATCTTTCTTAACAGCCTTAAACTTACCATCTCCGAGTACGTCTGTGATGATATAGTCTCCTTTATTCATTTGGTTCAATTCCATTCCGATTTGTAGATCAGAGGCTCTCGGTTTGGCTCCAGCATCTCTACCAGATTGCATAATCCATATTGGCTCTTTACCCTCTATTGGTAATTTTAGATCAATTACCTCTACCTTTCCACCAGTTATATCTTCAACGATACTTTTTACTTGTTTGTCATATAGGTTAGAAGCCCATTCACCACCAAATGAAAGACCTTCTCCTGATAGAGTTCCTGTCTCCTTTTCCATTATCTTGTCTGCTAGACCTTTACCAAGAACTTCATCTAATTTTTTACCGGCAAAACTATCTGGAGTACCATGATGTTTTATCGTGCTATCAATAACACCTTTTTCATCCACTACGAATTGCATTGTGCCACCATCTTTTTTAGTAAGAGTTACATATTTACCATTATTAAATGGTTTCCATTCTGATTTATCAATTACTGTACTTAGATTATATCTCGCACTTGTTTGAGATCCATTTATCCATGCAAAATAATCTGCACCAGAATCTACTGCTTCTCTTAATGCTCGTTTTACTGTAGGTGCTTGCCAGTTTTTAAGGAGGGGGTTAGACGTTTTTGTTTTACCAGACCTTGCCTCTCTAGCCCAGTCAGACTGTAGTTCTTCCATAAATGATACTTTCTTACCATTATATGTTCTTTCGTTCATTCGAAGATGTGATATAACATTTGGCTCGTCCCAGTGAGAGGATTTAAACTTAGTATTGTCTAGTGATTTAAATGATACTGCATCTTCAGCATCACCAATAGCTGTATCAAATAATTCTTTAATATCGTTTGGAACATCATCATATTCAAGCACATCACCATCTTTCATTGGGTATACACTACCATCCATATCTTCCTCGAAAGTAATACCCTTTTTTTCTAATTCTGCTCTAGCTTCTTTAACTGGATTAGGTTGATCGAGCCTTACTGGTTCTTGTATCAATATCTCTTTATAGTTCTTTCCTTCTGGAAGTTGGTAGTTTTCGTACTTAGTAGATTGTGTGTTAAGTTCACTTGCTTTTTTTGCATTATCTAGCTTTAATCTATCTTCTGGTGAAAATCTATCTTTTATATCATTCAAACCAAGTCTTCCGGTTGGGTCGTACTTTTCCTTTAATTCTTTAGAAATTTTATTATATTCTTCAATCCCAATAGAACGGTTGTTACCTCTTACACTTTCAACAGTACCTTTCAATTCCGGCGCAAATTCAACCGCTTTATTTTCAATAGCGTTATTTTTTATATTTTGATATTGTGATTTTGATACCACAAATTTTTTATTATTATTTTTGGTTTGTAGTAGTATTTTTCCACCTGATTCGTAGGCCTCTAACACTTCATTAGAATCAATAACCGCCTTTTCACCTGTTAGTGTTTTTATATTTACCTCTCTTTTAAGTTTTAGGTTTGGTTGTTTGATCCCAGTGTCTTTTACTTTTTGAGTTGGGTCTATATCAACACCCTTCTTAACAAAACTATCAGCATTATTAATTATATCCACAATCTCTTTATCGTTTTTAGAATTTGCAATTCGTGGCGCGATACTTTCAATAGCGTCATCAGTTAGATCAACAATATTATCTTTTAACTGACGTTTAATAACCTGTTCGTTTGTTTCTTGAGCGAGTTCTGTAAACAATGTTTTAGCTGGAGTCTTAGAAAAGTTAAGTGGATTCTCCACAAACAGGGAACCTGCAATAGCAAGCCCTTGTAATGTGGCCTTCTGGCGTGGACTAGATCCTTTCTCTTCTGCATATTTACCGGTCTGTTTACTAAAATCCTGTAGAGTTTTTGTTGGCCTTCCGAAAAGCATAGTTTCCATCTCTGGATTATCATATTTCTGGCGTAATTTATCACCTCCAACAGCTTGCACCGCAGATTTTGTAAGGAATCCAGCGCCATAAGCGAAGCCTTGCGCAAGGTCTTTTGTAACTTTTAAAGGTTTGGTCACCAAAGTCTCCTTTGCGTTCATACGCACTGGAGCTGGTGATTGTAATCGCTCTGTAAAGGCTTGTTTCCCGGCTTGTGTGATCTGATTTGCCTTAGTGTAGACATCATCCACCACCCCTCGGCCAAAAATACTACTCAAGGCACCTTTCTTTGCCTCCCTTTTTTTAAGCTCGTTGGACCTTGTCGTTTCTATAATATGCTTCTTTCCTTTCTGGATAACACCAAGCGCCTTGTTTAACATTATTTGTAGTGGTGATTGTTTTGCCATATATTATAAGTCGTCTAGTGATACCTCATCATCTGTTGTAGTTTTTGTTGTAGTCTTCTTAGAGTCTTCTTTTGCTTTCTTCCATTCGTTATAAGATTGTCTTAACATTGGGGCAGACATTCTGTCACCTCCTAGATTATTTCGGATAAATTCATCCCGGAAAGCTGGTTCTGTAGAGATAAAGAATCGGATAGCATCAGCTCCAACAACACCAGCACTTTCTACGTCTTGCTGTTGTGTTGGAGTAAGTGCTAGTTTTTCAATAGTCCCATCTGGGCGTAGTACCCCCTTTGTTTTACCTTTTACAACATACGAACCTTCCACAAGACCATCAAGGTCAATGTTTGAAAGAGTTCCAGCAAGTTCTTTTGTATATTTAGCCGCCGCCGCCTTAGCTTCTTTTGCATATTTTTCAGAAGTTGTTCTAAATTCTTTCGCGTATTTACCAAGAATATTGTAGATTTCTTTCGTAGAAGATTGCTCTAGTTTCATTATTTGTTTTAGTACTTCCTCTCGGTCAAGAGTTAGATCACTTTCAATATCAAGTATTGCTTCTTCTTTTTGAATATCAACGTCATCCAGCGCTTCATTTAGTTTAAGTTCTATACCTCTGTTTGCCATATCAACCCTTGAGCGAAGTTGTGAAGCCTGCGCTTGGTATTTTTGTTCTATGGTCGCAATAGCTTGTGGCGCCGCGCCAGTTGTATTAAGCGCTCCAAGTTTAGCCAACATTCCAGTCATGTAGTTTTTAGACTGTAGTCTATTTTGTTCGATAGTCGCAGAAGCAATTTCCATATCAGCATTGTTTTGGTCAATAGCGTATTGTGCTTGCGCGCGAAGGTTCTTCTCATCAGCCTTAGCTTTCTTTTCCAATAGCTTCTTAGTCTCTTCGGCCTGAAGTTTCTTCTCCTGTATAAGTCCCATTTGCTCTGGAGTACCAAAGTAAAGATCTTTATATTGCTGTGGAATACTAGCAAGTTGCATGATTTCAGCTTGAGCAAGTTCTCTTTCTGGAAGAAGTAAGTCAAACGCCTTCTTTTGTTGTGGTGTTGCTGTTGGATTAAGTTGTGATAGGTATGTAGAAAGGTCTTGATTCTCTACGTTTACAGGTGTAATAGCTGGATCAGTTATCTTTGAAGTAATACTATTTATATCACCACCAACCCCTTTAAAGGAGTCTATAGCGTTTTTGATTTCTTGATTTGAGTTGTATTGCTTATTAAATTCATCAAGAGAAGGGAATAGTTTTGCGATTTGTGAAGCTGTACTTTCAGTAAGTATTTTCTTTTGGTCCTCTTTAGAACCATTAGAAAGCCAACCATCAGACATTGTGTCGCGAAGTTTTGCATTTAAAGATTCAGAAGCTTTTTTAATCCCGGAAGTGAAGTCTGTGTTAAAAGCGTAGCCTGTGTTAGCTGAAATTGATTTTAACTGTTCTGCTCGTGCTTTTTCAGCTTGTGACCTGTTCATACCTTTATATAATCCATCTGGAATTATATAGTTATCTACACCACCACCACTAGCTCGAAAGTTTGATGATTCAGAAAGTGGTACACCATAAGTAATAGCTTCATTATCTGCTTGTATAATCCCTTGACCTGCTTCTGATCCTGGATCAATATCAGCAAAACGTCCAGAAGCACCACCCCCACCTGGAGGGATATTTGAGTCTGAAGCTCCTGCTACTTGACCACCACCTCCACCTCCATTAGTGCTAGGGTTTGTACCCATTCTTGTATTAGCCGCCGCCGCAGAGGCGTGGGTTGAGTGATACGCACCAGAGGAGTCTTGGTAGGTTCTTGAACTTCTATTTCTTCTTCTATTATTTCTTCTTGCCATATATTTTTAATTATTAAACTTTAGAAAATGGGTAAAGCTCTAAGACCTGTCCTATTTGAGTAGTTTGGTCGTATATTATTCTAAATGTACCAACATATACTCTGTCACTGTCTATCGGTAATATGAACTTACAAGAAGATGTGATTGAAGATATGTAGGCATCATATATAGTGGTTACACTTGACCCAGCAATATTGTCAAGTTTTTTAATAGCATTAGTCGCACCATACGCTACATAAACATTTTCTCCATCAAACCAGTTAAAGTTTCCATTTGTTCCAGCAGTACCAGCTAATTGTAAACAAGTACCTGTTGCAGATTGTGTTAGTGTTGTTCCGCTTATTACCAATTTATAGTATGTTGTACTTTGTTTGTCATTGTTTAAGTACAAGTGAGTTCCATCATTCCAAGCAAATTGATAGTAGTTCGCACCACTTGTATCGTATGTTGGCATTGTCATTGTGGTTGCGTTGCCAAAGTCTGCTAAATCATATCTTTTACAAACAACCTCATTACCCGGATCATAGAAATAATAAATATAGTCACCAATTATTGTTAGTGTTGAATATGCTGATGATGTAACTGAACCTGTGTGTGTAGTATAGTAGTGACCTGTAATAGCATCTCTTTGGAATCTTATTATTGTGGAGTCATTGTTTTTAAGTACAAAAACAGAACCATCTTTATTTGATGCTCCATTTCTAAACCCGCTTGCTTGTTCAAACTTTAGTGTTTGTTGTGCGCCCGGGAATGGCATTTTAGCTGGGTCAAAAAATGCTTTCGGTATTTTACCAGCGCTATCTGTTTTTACATTCTGGTCTACATTTCCCTCTAGAGTTTTAAAGTATAAATCATCCCCCGTGATTTCTACCCAACCATCTGAGGTGTTGTTGTATTTAAGAGTTCCGTTTGTATAACCCCCAGCAGTATTAAAGCCTAAGTTTGGATGGTTTGAGTTATCTGATGTAGATGTTTCTACTACGATCCAATAAGTTGTTTCTGGTACGTTTAGTAGTGAAGCATATTCTGTGGCAAACAAGGCCTCTATTTCCCCAACAGCTTCTATGGCCCACTGACTATTTGTAAATACCTTAGTTGCAAGAGGTGTTCCATCTGGACTTCCAGATGAGTCTGATTGAAGTGTTACTGTTACAGTTCCTGTAAAAGCTGTTCCTGTGTTAGCTGATTTGTATAGCTTTACTCCTCGTATTTTATTTTTAGTAGGTTTGAAAGACTGTGCTATTTTGTTTTTCTTTGTAGTCGCATTTGCTTCTCCGAGTTCTACGCTTGAGTTTTGTGTTGTTTGCTCTTGGTCTGTGCCTGAAGCAGAAGAGTTGTTTTCTGTTGCGTATTTATTATCTGTATTTGGTACACCAACAGTTCCAGCCATCGCCGCATCTTCATCTACAGAAGGAATACGAGCTTTTTCCGCTGTTGTTGGTATTCTTGCATCATTATCTTCCACAACATAAGGAGTTGTACGTACTAGAGTATGGACCCCTGATTGACCTCCACTTGTATTTATCGCTGTACCACCAAGAGTCGCAGATATTTGAAAGGCATCAGCTGTAAGGCCTGTACCAATAACATAGTATTCTGTACTTGCCACGATTCCAGTTGGAAGCGCGCCTGTTGTTGTAAACTTTACTCTATCATTTACCAACATTCCATGAGCTGTTCGTGAGATTACTCCTGGCGTTGCGATAGATATAGTTACAGTACCAATACTTTTATCTGGAGCATTTGTAAGGCGAGCAATACCAGCCACTGTAGGAGAAGCAAACGAAGCACCAGCTAAAATAGCCACTGCTAGATCAGCTTGAAGTTGATCTATAGCATCTTGGATATTATCCCAGTGTTCAGCTGTGATATTCATCCGGATAGGTTCATCTACTGCATGCACTTGCGCTGTAGTACCACCTAAACCTCTATCAGCTACGCTTGAAACAGTGATATAGTCACCAGTTCCATCTGTCCCAACCGCGCTGTACCGGATTATTTCTCGTTTTGAAGTACTTGAAGGGTTCACCACAAGAATACCAGAAGTTGGTACCGGCTTTGTGTTTACGTAAAAGTTACCAGAGCCAGCTGTCCAAGCGACTTTTACAGAGTCTTTATAAAAATTTTGTAATGTTAATATATCCATATTGTTTATCCTAAGCTTATAATTTTTCTACTACTCATTTGTTTCTTCGGCTGTTCAAATCCTATCAGGTTAAACTTACAAATCGTGAAGGTTTCATTTAGCGCGCTGTTACGAAGTCCAACTAATATTGCTTGATTCTTTGAGAGAAACGAAACTCTTCTTTTAATGAATGGACTGACTAGACCGGCATCTCCGAAAGCATCTGCAACGAGTGAATTACCAAACGGAACTTCTCCTAAAGTGTTCTCTTCATTTTCTGTAATATTTCCGAGAGAGAAGCTTTTTGTTTTTTCTGATGCTGTGTCGCTTGCTTCTGATCGTAGTGTACCAGAAACTATTCCTTCCAAATCTTTAAATAGTAAATCAAGGTACCGATACGTTCTAAACCTTGTAAATTCAGCGTCTTCTAGCCTTCTAAAGAAAACTTCCGATGATATGGCTGTGGATAAGTCGTTCAAAGAATTGGTCCATTTTATAACTCCATAATTATCTACTATGTTTTTAGTTGTATATAAGACCTCATCAATAACCATAAAATCGTTTACTTGAGACTTATCTCTTTCTGTATATTTTGTCCAGGCATTGTTATAGAGAGTGTGACAAACGAAAAGTACGTTTACTGTCGTAGAAGACAAAGGTACCCCAAGATAAAATCTTCGGTTACTATAAAAAGTTACAATTTTACTGTAGTTTGATACGCTTATTTTTTGTAGAGTGTCCTTAATTGGCTCGGATATAACAGACGAATTAATTCCAAACACACCAATCTGTCGGTCCACGAACCCGATAGCTCGTACTTCACGCCCGGTAAAGAACCATAGATCATTTTCTACCCAAGAAACAGCCTTTCGCGAGCATGCGCCGTAAGTTCCGGATTGTGATTCTAGTTTTGGTACGAAAGCGGCCGCAATCTGATCGTATATAAAGGTTATTTTCCATATACTATCCTGCTTAAAGAGCATCATGGTACCATAATAGTTCTTCATGTTTGTTATTGAGTCCGTTCCAAGAGGTTTTATTAAGTCTGTACCTGTAAAAGTCTGTGGCGCACCTACGTTTGAGTAGTAAGTAGTTAAAGGCTCCGCAGAAACACCAGCAACGAACATTCTATCTTCAAAAACTTCCAAGATATTACCCTTTGGAGCCGAAGCATAGTCTGTAAACGTCATACCGTCCCATTTTCTGTAGTCTTCTACACCATTACAAAGCCAAAGTTCATCATTATAGGCAGAAAATCCGAATTCAGCACCGGCTGTAAACGTCGGAGATAGATCTTCCCAAGCTGGTGTTACTCTAAAAACATACAAAGTGCCAGTTCCATCGGTAGAATAGTCTATTGCAGAGCCTCCAACAGACGTAGAGAGCTGGAAAGTATCAGTAGCAGTGTTTATAACATAGTAAATAGTATTGGCTATAAGGCCTGTAGGGAGCGTTAGAGTGGATTGTACATAAACAGGCGTATCATTTGCCATTCCATGCGCAACGGAAGTCATAATATCTGTAGCGTTTACTGCTGTAAATACTCTTTTGTGGTTATAGGACTGTAGTTTTGTACCTTTTCCGCTTAAAATATATGAAATACCATTCTTTTTCTTAAAATGAAAGAGTGAGTGACGAAGTTCTGTGTCCACCGAGCCAAATAGTTCATACCCAGTGTCTTTTGAAAGGTAACCTTCCTGGATAAAGTTCATATTGATAGGCACACTTCGTCCAACAGAGTCATCAACGTCAATGATTTTTGCTAAATCATCTTGCTCTATCGTGAAAATTTGCTTATCGAATCCCATATAGTTTAAAAAAAGTTAGGTCCTCCTCCATTTCCACCGTCACCGATCATATCAATTCCGTTAAATAGTACTCCACCCCTTTGGTTTCCTTCTTCGTAGTTTGAATAGTTTGCAGACTTTGCCATAAGCATTTCTTCATACTTTTCAGAGTAATATTTAGACAAAGCTTCATCTTGAAGGTCCTCAAAAGCTCTATAAAGGATTCCATAGATATAAAGCTCGTGGAAATAAGCCGGGAGAGTTGGATCTTCTGTAGAAGAAAGTGTTTCAAAGTTTGGATAATACTTAATAATCACAGAACCAGTTGTGTTTGGCGCTATTTTTATAGTACCTCCTTCAATAGTCACCATTCTATTTTGTACCTCTCTTGAGAAGTCGTTTATAGATACTTCTGGATAGATTTCAGAGCTAGAGTTTACCGCGTAAGGATCACCATATAGAGTACCAAAATCAGTCGGAAGAGTTCCAACACCATTAGTAAAGCTTATTGTCGCTGTTTTAATTGCATTATTAGGAAATAGCCGGATTCTTAGAT